GTGGCCCCTGCGGTATCAAGAGTGTTGAATGTTTTTGAAACAAATTTCAGACCAATTAATCGTAAAAGAAAAGTATTCCCTGTAAATGAAGGTGTATTTGATCTAATAATTCAAGCTACAGGAACATCACCCGTTATTCGTACTATAAGTGTGGATTATACAGGCACTTTCACGATTTTATCAAAAGAAAATGTTAGTTCTTATGATTTATATGTGAGACTAAATAATAGTACAGAGTTTGTTTTTTTTGGAACCGATGTAATATCTTTCGAGGTATCCACAGGTGATTCATTGAGGTTTGAAATTACTCAATCCACTATTGATCCGAGTTCCGTCATAACTTATGCTGTCTCACTACTTGAAGTGAGCTAGCTAGTTCACTCCCCGTAAACATCTTTTTTTTTCACACAATTTTCTTTTATAAGTTTTTCTAACAATTTGTAAATTTTTATTCCGTTTTCATCACAATACTTTTTTAATATTTGATGAGTTTCCACGGATATTTTGATGTTTTTTGTTGTTTTTTTCATAAAAGATAAAAAAAGATAATTTTATCCTCCTAATATAAATAAGTTTTATAAAAAACAAATACTTTGTTAACTGACATAATATTTATATCAATAAAACTAAAAATTAAAATAATAATATGGCAACTACCAATAAAATTTTTGTATCTCCTGGTGTTTATACTTCAGAGAGAGATTTGAGTTTTGTAGCACAAAGTGTTGGTGTTACAACATTGGGGTTAGTTGGTGAAACCCTTACAGGTCCAGCTTTCGAACCTATTTTCATAACTAACTACGATGAATTTGAAGCATTTTTTGGGGGTACAATTCCTGAAAAATTTGTTAATACTCAGATACCTAAGTATGAATTAGCATACATTGCTAAATCTTATCTACAACAATCCAACCAATTGTTTGTAACACGTGTCCTAGGTTTATCTGGTTATGACGCTGGCGCAGGTTGGTCTTTATCTATTCAAGCCAACGTGGATGGTAGTACCATAGGTTTAACAGGAACAGAATCAGTTTTCACTATAAATTTTTCAGCAAGTACAGGTGGTACTGTAACACTTAGTCCTGTCGGTTCAACATTAGTAGGTACCAACTTAAATAACCCTTTTTCACTTTTGAATGGAGACCAATCGTCTTTTAGTAGTGAATTAAGTACTCAACTTACGGAGATTGTTAACGCATCTGGAACTACTAGTGGTACTTCAGTATACTACTTTGGTACAATCACTGATGCCGCATATAGTGCGTTGAGTGGTTATACAGGTCAAACCAATGTGTTTGGAATGTCAGGTCTTACTAACTCTACCGCTGACTACACTTCGCCAAACAATGATGCTTGGTACTATTCTAATTTTAACGAAAGTACCAATGGTAATTATACAGGATATTCTTTCTTTAGTGTAGTCACTACTTTAACAAACACGGGTTCAGGTAATTATACAGGTGTTCTTTCAGGAACTGTTTTTAATTTTTCGGGTGTTTCCTTTTTAGATTATAATGATGTTGTTGTTGCTACATTAAGATCAAGAGGTATTTCGAATTATGGTTCTGGTGGATCAGGTCCAAGATATCAAGTCACTGGACTTACAAGTGTTGTATTAAATACGAGTGGTTCATACTCAGCAATAACTACAAATCCTTTTGCTGAGTTTGCTATTTCTGGTATTACTGATGGTGCGGTAAGTCCTGAAAATTTCTCTTTCGTTGTTTCTTTATCACAAACGAATCAAAACTTTTTACCATCTGTGTTGGGTCGATCTAACTTTGGAAAAAGTAGGATCGAGGTTCCTTTATTTGTTGAAGAAGTATACCCAACCCTCCTGACTTACGGTTACAATAAAGGGTATATCAGAGGGTTAAAAACCTCAGTTATTTCAACACCAGGATTACGTTATAATTCTACAACTGGATCTATTGCTAATTATTTAGAAAGGTATAGAGCTGCAGAATCACCTTGGGTTGTTTCACAACTTAGAGGTAGTACTGTTGAAAGATTATTTAAAATTTTAACAATATCTGATGGTGACACTGCTAATACACAAATTAAAATTTCAATTCAAAATATTTCATTCAATAATTTGACATTTGATGTTGGTGTTCGTGACTTTTTCGACACCGATACCAACCCCGTTTATTTGGAGAAATTTACCAATTGTACTATGGATCCATCATCAAATAACTACATTGGTGTTAAGATTGGTACTTCTGATGGGGAATACGCATTAAATTCGAAGTATATTATGTTAGAATTGGATGTCGATGCACCTATCGATTCACTACCTTGTGGTTTCGAAGGGTATGTTATGAGGGAGTATCCCAATGCAATTCCTCCTTTCCCAATTTACAAAACCGCTTATTATTTCCCTGGTGAAGTTATTTACAACCCCCCATTTGGAACTACTACAGGACCTGTTTCTTCTCGTGGTATGTCAAATGCGGTTCAGAGTTCAGGAGACAGAGTAAGAACAACCTTCTTAGGTATCTCAAGTCAAATTGGTTATGATGTTGATTTTTATCAGTATAAAGGAACTCAGTATCCCGTAAGTATTTGTGATTCTGAAGCGGCTGAACCATGGGATTACATTACTCAAGGTTTCCATATGGACTCAGGTGCTACGGTTGTTCAGATTGCTATAGGTCCTACTTCTGGAACTCCTGCATTCCAGTGTGGTGATGCATCGTTTCAATCTGACCCAGAAAGTCCTGAAAATCCTTATTACCAAATTCAAGCTCGTAAGTTTACGTTCTTAGTTCAAAAGGGTTTTGATGGTTGGGATGTCTATCGTGAGTATCGTACAAATGGTGATAGTTTTATACTCGGTGGTGCTGGATATCAGAGAGGTGCTTGTTCAACAACAAGATATCCGAACGCTACAGGGTGGGGGGCATTTAAACCTATTAGTGTTTCAAACTTCACAGATTACACTAATACTGACTACTATGCATATTTGTTGGGTATCAGTACATTCAATAACCCTGAATCCACAAACATCAATGTGTTTGCAACCCCTGGTATTGACTATGTTAATAACTCAAATCTTGTAGAAGATGCTATTTCGATGATTACGTTCGAGAGAGCTGACTCGATTTATATTGTCACCACACCTGATTGTAATGTGTTTTTACCAACTAGTAACGATAACTTCATTTATCCTACCGAAGCAGTTGATAACTTAGATAATACAGGTATTGATTCCAACTATACTGCTACCTACTATCCTTGGATACTTGTTAGAGATACTGTTAATAACACTCAAATTTATATTCCACCAACCAACGAGGTTTGTAGAAACTTAGCATTAACTGATAACATCGCATTCCCTTGGTTTGCAACTGCGGGTTACACACGTGGTTTAGTAAATGCTATTAAAGCTCGTAAGAAGTTGACTCAAGAAGATAGAGACACTTTGTATCAAGGTCGTATCAATCCTATCGCAACTTTCTCTGATGTTGGTACTGTTATTTGGGGTAATAAAACTCTTCAAATATCTGACACAGCATTGAACAGAATTAATGTGAGAAGATTGTTACTACAAGCTAGAAAACTTATTTCTGCGGTTGCTGTAAGATTGTTGTTCGAACAAAACGACGGTAAGGTTCGTCAGGACTTCTTGGATAGTGTTAATCCGATCTTGGATGCTATCAGAAGAGATAGAGGTCTTTATGACTTTAGAGTAACCGTAAGTAACTCTCCTGAGGATTTGGATAGGAACACCCTTTCAGGAAAAATTTATCTAAAACCAACTAAGGCACTTGAATTTATTGATATTGAGTTCTTGATAACTCCAACCGGAGCGTCATTTGAAAATATCTAATAATAAATGATTTCACACACCAAACAGACTTTAATTTCGGAGGGTTTCGATGTTTTCGGAACCCCCGAATTAAAGTATTATGCATTTGATTGGGATGATAACATAATGCATATGCCGACCAAGATTATGGTTCTTGATGATAAAGGATCTGAAGTTGGAATGTCCACCGAAGATTTTGCTAAGTATCGTGGAATTATAGGTAAGGAAAATTTCCCGTATGAGGGAACAACCATCGTGGATTACGCTCAAAACCCCTTTCGTAATTTTAGAACAGAAGGAGACAGACAATTTATCATTGATAGTATGAAGGGAAAACCTGGACCAGTATGGTCCGACTTTGTAGAAGCAATTAATAATGGTTCTATTTTTTCAATTATTACGGCTAGAGGACATAACCCAAACACCATAAAGCAAGCCATATACAATATGATTATATCTAATCATAATGGAATTAACAAAGATTTATTACTTAAAAACCTGAAAAAATATAGAAAGGTATCAGGAAATAGAATCAACACAAGAGACTTGATAAATTATTATATGGATTTGAATAAGTATTATCCTGTGTCTTATGGAAGTGAGAATAGTGCAGCTAGTCCTGAAGAACTCAAAGTAAAAGCACTACAAGAATTTATTGATTATGTAAAAAGACATGCAAAAAAATTGAAGAAAAAACTTTATTTGAAAGACAATGTCAAAGGAACATTTACACCTACAATTGGATTTTCAGATGATGATATAAGAAACTTAGAAAAAATTAAACAAGAATTTATTAAAGAACCTATATTAAAGACATATTCAACCGCGAGCGGGAAAAAAACCAGATTCTAATAGAGAATATCCGAAAAAAAAACAAAGTAAATAGAAAAATTTTTCAACGCTCAAATTTCTTCAAAAACACAATTGTACCACAATCAAAAATTCTTTCAATATTCCGAGAAACCATAATTTGTTTTTCGGTTAATTTAATATCAAAACCTTCTTTTTTCAATTTTTCTTTTCTAAAATTCATTCTATGTACTCTTTTTTTTCCAATGATATACCAATAATTTGGTTTATTAATATTGGTCTGAGTAAACCCTAGTTTACGATACAAATCCCCCTGACTCCAACGACGATCCGCATAACTAATTATTTGAGTTGGGTGATAGTTTTTTATGAAGTGATTAAGTAATTTGTCAGCCCCCCCTATAACTATCGTATCTGTTTTATTACAAAACCTACTTAATTCATATCCACTATGATGTGAACCGATACCTAGTCTTGGTTTTGTAAAGGTCATCAAAGATACTAATTCTTGGTTATAGTATAAACCTAAATTAATTTTTGAATTTATTTTTCCTTGTAAATGGTGTGTGTCCAAAAAACTAGACGATGTTTGGGGGTCGACATTTTTAATAACACACTTTCTTGCAAACACTCTGCCTAAGGTAAGACCTAACAAATTTTTTAATTTGGATTTAATAATCTCTTTTTTGAATAACCATTCGTCCTCGAAGATGTGAATTAGTCGTATATTATTTTGTTCACAAATTTGGGTTTTATTCAAATGATAATTCTTTCCGACCTTATTTTCAGAATGCCAATACAGACCATTAAACTCAATTGCCAGATTATGTGAAGGTATGAAAATATCTATTTGATATGGTGGAATTATGGATAGCGATGATGTGATTGTCTGAACACCACAAGAAAGTAAA